TGACAAATTTAAACCGGAATGGTTAAAAGAAAAATAATTGTTAATATTTTCTTACGTTTTATATTCTTACGTTATATTTATTAATATATGGGAAGAAGAAAATTAAATAGAACGAAAGAAGAGATAAATGAACAATCCAAACTTAGAATGCGTAGATACTATCAAAGACACAAGGATAGAATCAAACGAAGAAATCTCAATAGATACTACAAAGAAAGAATGGAAAAGAAACTGTCCTAAGTGTAACACAGAACTATCATACTCATCCTATGATTTATGGTGGAGAGCAAATAAAATTAATTCCAGATGTAAGTCGTGTTCTAAAAAAGGTATGCCTAACGGAAGATTAGGAAAAAAGCACACGGAAATTTCCAAACAAAAAATATCAAGTTCTAATGTGGGTAAGAAACTCACGGAAGAAGCAAAAAAGAAAATGTCTAATGCGTGGATAAAAAGAAAAATAAACTATCCAATCACCAAAGAGACGAGAGAAAAAATGTCTAAATCTTTTAAAGGACGAAAATTTTCAGATAATCATAAATTAAATCTTTCAAAATCAAACACAGGGAAGAAGAGAACAGAAGAAACTAAATACAAAAATAGACTTGCCACAGTAAACGATTTATTTAAAAAGGGAATAATAGGAAAGTCTATAAACCACAATCCACGAGCCTGTGAATTTATTGATAAACTTAACAAAGAAAAAGGTTGGAATCTCCAACACGCAGAAAACGGCGGAGAAATTGAATTATATGGATATTTGGTGGATGGTTATGATAAAGAAAGAAACATCATATTTGAATATGATGAACCACATCATAATAAACTTAATAAAAAACAAAAAGACCTTGTGAGACAACGGAGATTATTAGAAATTATTAAACCAAATATGTTTGTTCGGTTCGATGAAGAAAATAACAAGTTATATGACATAAAAACCAATCAAAATATACTATCTATTTGATACTTATACATTATATGACAGATTTTAGTCAAGAAATAGCAGATTTTACAAATAATGGAGTGTATGATTACCTTTTCGATAGTGTAGGCAACGAAATTGTAAATCCATCCTCATCTGTATTTGAACAGGTTTATTTTTCAATACCACTTGGAAATTACGTTTATAATGATTCAAGAATTTCGGCATTTTATGATTCAACATTTACAGAATTTATTCCAACCGTTCCAACGAGTTCAGTTTCATCGTCGTTGTCAGCATTCCCACAAGATGCTATTGACCAAATTAATGCGATGACGTATCAGAATGCTCAATTACAAAATCAATTACAGAGTTTGATTGCTACAAGCACTATGGATAGTGGTTCTGCTGATGCACAATCAATTCAAAATACAATTATTGCTTTAAGAATTCAGTTGGGTCAAGGTTCTAGTGCCTTGGATTTTGAAAATACCTATCCGTATCTTCCAATCCCATTAGAATCACAGAATCCAACATTAGGATAAAATATGACAACTGTTAAGAAATATATAGATAATAAACAAATGTGGTTAAATGAAAATGGTCAATGGTGTAGAAATTGTCCTAAATGTAATTGTGTAATTTCTTGCGATAATAAAGAGAAATGGATAGTAGCCGACCGTATTACTAAAAAAAGAATGTGTCATATATGTCATACCAATATTAGTAAAGGAAAAAATCATTCTCAAGAAACGATAAAAATTCTTTCGGATAAAGGAATAAAAAGATACTCTAATTTAGAAGAAAAAAAGAAAATGTCCAATATAATTAAACAAACTTGGAAAGATTTAATTAAACGCAAGAATAGACTGGAAGGTAAAAACTATATAATGGTCAATCATTCTGATAGATATAGAGAAAATCTATCAAATGGAATAAAAAATGCTTGGAAAAATCCTAAAATTAAGAAGAAATATTATGATGCTTTATCAAAAACAAAGTATCTTAAAGTAAGAACGGATAAAGGCCAACTCGAATTAATAAATAAATGGAATAGTTTAGGTTTTAATTTTCAACCAAACTTTCAAGTTAAAACCGACCAAGATTTATTTTACATAGACGGTTATGATAAAGAAAAGAACGTTGTGCTGGAATATGACACCAAATATCATTATAGAAGACAACAGAAAGAAAAAGATTTGGTAAGACAACAAAAAATCATTGAAATTCTTAAACCAAAGAAGTTCTGGAGATATGATTCTACAAATAAAGAATTTAAAAATATTTTAGAAAGTTAATACGATGTCACTACCATATCCAGTATTAGGAAATTATACGGCGAGCATTCAATCCGGGTCATACTTGAATAGTAATGACACGTCGTTATTCTGTGTCTCCCAAAGTTCTGATATTTGGTTTGGATTGTCTTCAAATGACGTAGTTGAGGTTAGTGCTTACTCTACAGATGACCAAACTCAAGAAGCGTGGGGACTCTTAGACCAAGATAAAACATTTCAAACTATCACGTTGACCTATCTCGATAGTTTGAATACTCCTACAACGTATTCATACAATGAACTTGTAAATCCATTCATATTTTACAAAAATAGTAAGATTTTGATTCAACCAGCAACGGATTTGAGTCAGTTGGGAATAACAGAAGGAAATTATACTGTTGGTTATAACTTCGTAAGAGACATGGCAGGAAGTATATCTTCATCACTGACCATCAAGGATATTTCACCATCAAGAACTGAAATTAAATTGATTCCATCGAATCAAGCCGACATTCAATACAACTCATTCTGTGTAGAAAAGTTTCCTATTAAAGATGTGGCTCCTGTATTGTTGTCTATATCAAAGAATTTACCATACGACTCAATTTATAAGACAATGAGTTCCTTGGATGAATACCAATCGGGAATTTCATTCTTAAAATTTGCGTTCTTCTTGATGGATGATGGTTCGGTTATTAATTTTTTAAGAAATTTGTATGAAGATTTCATCAAATATTCGGCTCCTGTGGTTGCCAACGTTCAAACATCTGCGGCCACTGTAATCAGAATTCAAGGTATAAAGACGTATTATAACAACTTCTTACTACAAAATTATGAACAGATTGCCGATTTTGATGATATTCGTAGTAGATACATTTCCTTCGTCAATTTGAGATTGGATGAAATTTTCAATCAATTTTTGAAATCCCAAGACCAAAATTACGCAGATATGCGTCAATTTTGTTATGACTATTTCTTGAAATATTTCTATGACGTTTCAATCACGCCATTGAAACAGAGTTATGAAACAAAATATTTCGGAGAATTCAAAAACGTATTGAATTTTGGAAATAACAAATACTTTTCATTATTAAATCAGGGATATCTTGATGAAAGAACATCACCATCAGACCCACTAACGTTGATTGTAAAGTTGTCATCTGCGTTGCCATTTGACATCAACATTAAAGATACTTGCTGGGTTTCAAATTTTGGCATGGCTCCATATATTTTTACAGCCATAATCCAGAATCCGGTAAAATATCAAACTATTAAGATTTCTCCACCTAATTTTGGTTCTCCACAGAACTTGATAAATAAGGAGAATACGAATCAATTATATTCTTCCGATGATTTGGCCGATGCTCCAACGACATCTGATAATATTCAAGTCAATAAACAAATTGCCGAATTGAATACCGATTATAGTGATTATTCAAATTTCATTGTCTTTTCTTCGGCTAAAAATAGAGTTGACATTTTTAAGAACAAGATAATTGCTTGGACGATGTTAAGTTCGTCTCTTGCGGAATTGAATAGAAGATACAGTAGTTCATTGGCGTCTGGAACTCCATATCCATACTATTTCTCCGAACAATCCGATTTGACACTTCAAACAACTCAAATCATCAATTCATTTGATGGATTTGATTCTTATCTATTTAACGGTGGAAAATATCAGTATAATTTAGCTTCTAGTTCATTTTATAGTTCCAGTTACATCATGGATGAAGATGTAAGAGCTACGCAATATGACTTGTCAAATCGTGACAGTTTATACACTAACACTCCTGAATTTATTAAGAACGATTCAAATAACTCCGATTATTTGACATTCTTAAACATGGCCGGTCATCATTTTGACAATATCTACACCTACATTTCAGCAATGCCTATCGAAAGACAGGTAAGAAATGAAATATCTTCTAGCATACCAACAAATACTTTGAAAGAAATGTTGTATTCGTTCGGCTGGAATGTTGACGATATCATCGGAACTATGGATATTGATGAAGTGTATCTTAACAGTATGGATTCGGCTTCATACAATGCTTTATCAGGACAAGAAAGATTGCAGACAATCTGGAATCGTATCCTTGTGAGTTTGCCTGGATTATACAAGACCAAAGGAACTTTGGAATGTGTAAATTATTTGATGGCGTGTTATGGTTTGCCATCATCGTTAATTACTGTCCGTGAATACGGCGGAACTGATTACGCAACGGATACAACACCAACATATGAATTGGATGAAAAGACGTATATGTTACAGTTCTCAGGCATCGGCGATTACGTTGAAGGGCCTATTCCATATTCAACCGATACAGTTGAATTCAAATTCTCAATTGATACATTGACCGCCGGTTCTTACAAAGATTTGAACTTTGTTCCATTATTTACAAGTATTCCATACCCATATACAAGCTCGGCTAACTTCAACTGGATGGTAGGATTTTACAGAGTTCCAGGAGATATGACCGGAAAAGTCATATTCCAAATGGGGTCTGGTTCGTCAGGAGCATTCATTACGAGTAGTGTGTTGCCAATTTTCAACGGAGATATTTTCAGTGTTATGGTTAGAAGAAATCAACCATATGGTTTATTTGAACCACCAACCGACATAAATGAAGTTCCTCTTGAATATGATTTGACAGTTCAAAGAAATGAAAACGGTAATAGAATTTTCTATTCCACCGGAAGCATCATCATGTATGAGTCTGATAATAAGACATTTTCTCAATGGGGAAGGTTTAGACTTACAAACGGAAATTTCAAAGGAACTCTTGATAAATTATCAATCTGGGATGTTTCATTGGACGACGGAGATTTTGAAGAACACGTTAATGATTTGAATTCATACAGTTATAGTGGTTCTGTAGCTGACCAAAATTTATGGGTAAAACTTAGTTGGGATTATCCACAGAATATGTATTCTAGTAGCGGTAAGATGTGGATTGACAATGCTTCTGCATATTATACCATTCCAAATTACTATACCGATGGAACATTCACAACAGTAAATCCTACTTTATATTCAGCATCATTGGATATCATTGAAAATAAGTGGGAAACATATTACCCAACTGGCTCGGTTGATATTATTGCTTATAATTTTCCAGCAGCAATCGGTAGTGCCTTTTCTGCGTCGTTTATAGGACTTCCTACTTGTGCTTGGGTTTCTCAATCGGTATATCCATACCACTTTGAAGAATTAACTTATCAACAAGATATTGATGCGTCGAAGTATGGCCCAAATAAATATCAAAACAAAAAAATCAAAAAACTGTCCTATACTCTTGATGCAAGACTTGACAAATTTAACAGGTCAACAAGTGAACCTGATATGTCTATTTCAGGAGAAACTAATCAGTTGGGATTCTTTATAGACCCACAAGATTCAAAGAATAAAGACATCTTGAGATACGTCGGTAAGAGTGGTATCATGGATTTCATCGGCGACCCTGGAAATTTATACCAAGATAGATACTACAATTTGATAAATAAAAATTACCAATACAACATGAATGGTAATAAGAGAACTTACTTCAATGAATTGTTGACAGTTTACAAGTTCTATTTTGACAAATCAATATTTTCGGCAATTAAGAACATTATTCCTGCTAGAGCGAATGCTTACATGGGTGTAGTGGTAGAACCTACATTACTTGAACGTCCAAAATATCAAAATCGTCCATTGACTTCAAGTGCCCAAATTTCGTATAAACAAACACAATTGGGAACAATTGACAACATTTACAAGTTGGATGTTGGTGCAGTATGGTCAACATTTAATACCGATTTCTCATTAGTAAACACTGGTTCATTGCCTACGGCATCAATCTTTCTTTCATATGATAATTATTTAAAATATTATCAAAATCCGCCTAATAAAGATGTGGTGCCTGACATATACTATTCTACGGGAAATAATAGACTCCCAATAGCACAACAGACAATGCAACAGATTTCGATGTCTAATTCTATGCCACCAAATTATCAAACAACTTTTGATTTGAAGTATGTTGGCGACCCAGTTCGTAGTTGGGAATGTAATTTTGATAATGGTTATTATAATGATATGCCTGATAATATTCAATTAGGATTTTATCCTAATTTTGAAAGACTTCCTAGATTATGGGAAACGTCTTCATCAGACCCATTGCCTTCAAGTTACACAAAACCAATCAAAGGTTCTGTAACAAACAGTCCTGGCGA